GAGGTCGCGCCTTAGCTGCGGCTTCAAGATGAGTCTCTCAGCCTGCTTGGTTAGATCATTCACGCTACCTACAGGTACGAGCGCGCAGTTATCACCATCCTTTAGGAACTCAGCCCCTGTGTCAGTGGCTATGATAGCACACCCAGCAGACATAGCCTCAAGCGTCATTCGCCCCAGCCCTTCGGTATGAGAAGCGTTGAGCCAGATATCTGTCTGGGCCATGACCTGCGCCATTTCTTCCCTAGTAGGAGACTGAAAGTAGTTGAGCCACGGCGGCTTAGCCTTACCGAATGTGGGAACCTCACCTACCCCTACAAACGACAGCTTCCCAGGGAACTTTTGAGCCAGAGCCGTCATAGTCTGCAAGGCTTCGTTCGTACCCTTGAGAGGGTGCGCGTGGATCAGTGTACCTACCACGATAGTTTTATTCTCAAGGTTACCGAACGTTCGCTGGTCAAAGGGACGGTGGAACATGTCGTGTGCGTAGTGGTACCAGCCCACTCGACGAGCGTTCTTATGTGTGATGTACTCCCACCCTTCAGTAACCTTTTCACAAGCCTTCTTCAACCAGTTGGTACTAGTCACGATGGCGTCCCACTTGAGGTTGAGTGAATCAGTCTCATGGGACTGGAACCTCTGGTTGTGTGACAGCTTCAACATCACCTTCTTCTTGACGTGCGCCATCTCCGTGAACTCCTTGTTGTATTCGTTATCGGAGTTGGTTATCAGGAGGTCGCACGGTGGGATATCCCTCCAGTCTACACGGATGGGTACCTTGCATTGGTTTTGAATAGAAGGATTGATGTCTGGGTAGATCGTATACAGAGTCACGTCATGCCCTAGCTCCTGAAGCGTATGTGCGATATCCAGAATCGTAGTAGGCCCTCCGTACTTCCGGAGGTGGGGGGTGATCACCGCGATCTTCTTACAATCAGGCATCAGGCCCAGTGTCTTCTCAAAGAACTTGACGCAATCAACTAAACATTCCGAACGGTGGTACTTCCTAGACGTGAGCTGTGCTGCCTCACGCAACGCGGCGAAACGCTTAGGCTCATTGAACAGGATGTTATAGATGCGCTCGGCTACTACCTCAGAGGTTGTCTTGTTGCTGAGGACGATGGCGTCGATGTCGTTGGTGGCGTACTCAAGGATGCCTTTGTTGTTCCAGCACACCGGCACCGCACCCGAAGCCATCGCCTCCAGGGTGGGTAGGCCATAGCTGTGGTTGCTAGCAGGGTCACAGAAGACATCTACCTCTCTCCCTAGGAGGTCAGCAAACTTCGTCTGAGCTAGCCGCCCAAGTCCTACTATGAACGGAAAGCCGGGTACTGAACTGACACCTGCCGCTAGGATTCGCAGCTCTTTCTTGTTATCCTTGGCTAGCCGCATGAGGTGGCAGCACATATCCACGCCCCGATCATGCCCCTTGAACGGGTACCCTTGGTTCCCTAGCGTAATGAGAAGCGTCTTCCTCTCGTCACCGTGCTGCCTGCCTCTAGGGTAAAACATGTAGTCATCGTACCCTACCGACACGCTACCGTGAACCTTATGAGACTTGGCCATCTTCTTGGCCGTCCACTTACTATTGGTGATGGTGAACTCGGCCTCTTTGTTTGCCTCCCTGATAGCCTTACTGATTTCCTTAGTAGGTGCTATCGAAACGTCGTCGCTCTGCGAGAAGTGGACTGACGTGAGGTTGTCGTTCTTGCGTGTGAGTTCAGCTACCGCAGGCATCAGTTCACCTGTACCTGCCACCACGATCCCATCCTTAAATACCCGATCACCAAAGTTGGATAGGAAGTCTTGAACACCTTCCGTGAATACAACAGGGGCCGACCTCAGCGAGGGGAGCAAAGGATCCTCACTGTCAGTGGTTCGCTTGATGCGTACAACCTTCGCCTCTACGTTTGTCTCGTTGAGGAGGTTGACTATGTCAGCGATCACCTTCATGCCACCGCAGTTCTCGGTGCTGTATACGATGAAGGCAACCTTGTACCGTGGTGTCTCCTTCGATATTATAGTCTCGGCGATAGGAGCCCTGAGGGTTCTCAACGTCTTCTCTGTATCGAAGTTGCGCTGCCACTCTTTGAAGGCAGGCCATGCCGCGTGGAATCTAGCGGCCCCTGACTTCCGGTACCCCATGTGCTCCTCGTCACCTAGCACGCTGAAGGAAGTCCCTCGCTCATGCCAGATGTAGGTGTCGTCAGCAAGCACCGCCCTCCAATTTGATACCTGTCCGTTTACGATGCGGGTGATGCAGCGCATCCAGTAGTCAGTTTCTTCTCCGTAGGACACATACCCCTCATCGAACAACCCGATCTCAGCAGTGATGCTTCGCTCAAACATGAAGCAGAACCCTGTCGGCATAATCTCTGGGTATAGGTGAGGAGACATCTTCTCGATAGCTCTATTCATATCGTTGAAGTCGTAGCCCTCTTGGAGAGGGACATTGATGACTGCTGTGTTGTTGGTACAGGGGTTGACTATCTTGTTACGCTCGTCTGCCTTCAGCGCGAGCACCATCTTGACCAACCACCCAGGTGTGACCACGGTGTCCGAGTTGAGAACACAGATGTACGGGTTCTCGCCTTCCTCGATACCTCGGTTGACAGTGGCGGCGAACCCTCGGTTCTTCTGATTGAATAGCACCGTGTGCTGCGGGTTTTCCTCCTGCCACATACCGAGCCACGCCTTCGTCCGCTCATCAGGTGAGCAGTCGTCTACAAGAATGATGCGGTGTGGCCACGCCGTACGCTGTTGTACTGACGCTACACATTCGTTGAGCACATGGAGGCCACCGTACACAGGGATCACGATGTCTACTGGTGTTACCCCTGTCTCTAGAAGGTTGGAGACAGAGCAGGCGAAGTTCTTGTTACCCTTGACGGTAGCTCTGGAAGTCTCTAGAATCCGCGCGGCGAGCGCGTCGATGTAGGCCTGGGCTTGAGGGCTAGCCTCCGCAGCGGTGGCTTCTTCAATGTTAGCAACAAACCTATCGACTTCCTCTTGGGTCTTGGGTACCCACACACCCTTGCTATCAAACGACATGGTCTATGATCCTCACCTGTGCTGCGTGCATAACTTCTCGGGCCTTCTTGAAGTCTTCTTCGTACTCACCCCACCGTCCATTCACCCAGAATGGATCGTCTTCTTTGGAAGGAATAATGACCTCCTTGAACCCAGCCTGCACGATAGCCTTGGCGCACTCAGTACAAGGGTGGGAGGTAGTGTACAGCACAGCATCCAGTAGCTTGGTGCCGCTACGTGCTGCGTTACAGATAACGTTCAGCTCAGCGTGGGCTGTCCAGCAGTACTTCTCAGGTCGCTCATGGCGCGCTTCATTCTCGTCGTCAGCATACCGGACGAACCCGTTGTACCCTAGAGACAAGACGGTGTGCCCCTCCCCCACAGCTACGGCCCCCACCTTGATGGATCGATCCTTGGACTTGGAAGCCACAAGGAAAGCCATCTCCATGAAGAAGGCGTCCCATCTCGCTATGCTGAGTTTGTCATCGAACACCGGGTGCCCTCGAACCTCGCGTGTCGCACTCAGGCGGCACGAACTCTCCATCTACTACTACTATTTCATTGGTTATCCCACAGATAGAGCAGTTGGAGTTCTTGTGCTTACAGAGCAGTGTGACGTTACCAAGGCTACCCTTCGGTGCGCCTTTGCTGTACCCTGGATCCTTACGAGGGTCATCTCCTGCTGCCATGCGGCAGTACCACGCAGCCTTGTTCAGATCCTCAACCGAGTTGATCTTGTGGCCTGCTCTCCAGTTGTACTTGATGGCGTTCCCACGACAGTACGCAACGAAGCCTTCCTCACCTAGCGCGTACTTGATCGCGTCGATGCATTCCAGCTCTGTCTGGTTGTAATGGGACGGGCTATTGACCATGTCTTCGGACATCTCTCTCTCCTATGTCTCTATTATATGTTTTCCTACGAGCGATTGCAAGGAAAACTGCACTTATTCTTCGAATCCTTCTACCTTTCTGATGGACCCTGTGGTGAGATCGATGACCTCTCCGTTCTCGTAGTGGCGTTCCAGCACCTCAGCGAAGCAGCGGATGTGGACGCGCCAGTCCGAGCTGATCATCAGGTGCATGCCTGTATTGAACCCAATGAACTTCTTGCACGAAGCACAGCGGGGAGGCATCTTCTTCCGGAGGTGGAGGGCGGTATCCTCCCCCTTGTGTCCGGATCCCGATGCCGTCCTGATGTCATCCTCTACCTGCACGGCAGAGATTTCTTCATCAGGAGGAACGAACCAATCCCGCCAGTTCGATGTACTCACCGCTGAATGCGGTTGTTGAACTGTACGATGTGATCGTACGCCTCGTACATGTTATCGTAGACCTTGTGAGCGTGGTAGTGAACCCAAGGCGACAGCTGCAACCCTAGCGGATTCACAACGATCACACGCTTCTGCTTCTGCCACGCTAGGATGATCTCCATAGCTGTGCCAGTGCTGGGCTTGGTGTAGTTGACAAGCACCACGTCCGACATCTCGATGTCGATCTTGTCTTCCTCCACAAGGTCAGGCAGCACGCTCTCGGGGTCAGCCCCGTAGGCTGTGTAGCGGTAGTCACGATCCATTGGATCTAGGGTCGTGATGCCGAAGCCGTTGAGGTGTAGCGTTGCCGCCTTCCTCCAGGCCCCTGCTTCTTCGTCAGTACATCCCGCCATGGGACCACATAGATAGACTCTCATGGCATTTACCTCCTCTAAAGTCATCTTGCTTCCTCATTAGATCGGTTTGTTGTTGTACCATTTACTTGACGCAACAGTTGCGTACTTACCACAACCCTTCTGGTGGCAGCGGAACTGCGTGTGCTTACCACCCTTCTGAGTGACGCGATCCTTCTCCCACTTGGTGTTGCTACTGCCACAGTGAGGGCAGTCCGTCATGTTGTTGCCTGCGTGGCCAACGGTCAGCGTATAAGGCAGGAAGGCTTCATAGACCTTCATGGTCTGATCGACATCCCTGTCACAGTACCGCAACATTTCCTTCATAGCACTGGCACTCTTCTTGTACACCACCTCTTGCCACAGCTTAGCGTTCTCTCCTGTCTCGATCTTACCTTCGAGTCCGAGGAAGCGAGCAATATACTTTAGACCGTTTCCTTGAAACCTGAAATACTTCTTCGCCTGCTTCCACGTATCTAGTGTGATGAACTCAGGGGGACACGGCAACCGATGAAAGAGGCAGCGGGTACGCAGCCACTTGATGTCAAAGTTGTCTGAGTTGTGCCCGATGATAGTACCAGCTGACTGCATGATAGGGATGAACTTCTTCAGCATCGCCTTATCATTCTGCTTCTTGTCCCACTGTAGGTGGTGGATCTCTTTCTCCCCCTCCCACTGGTACGAGATACAGATCACAGCCGGTTCCTTTAGCAGGTTGGCTGTCGGTACGTTGATGCCGTACCCTCCCTTCCACAGCCAGTACTCAGCCGGGGAGACTTCGATATCGAATACAACCCTGTCACCTGTGTGGTCAACTTGTTCACTCATCTATGTCTCCCTTTAGTATCTGTTGGGCCGGTAGCTCTTCAAGATACGCGGATGCTGCGTTAAGTAAAGTGATGCTATCTTTGAACTTGGCGATGGCTCCGTTACATCCCCAGCACAGTAATCCTCGTACTCGTTTCCGTGTCTCTTCCGGAGGCTGCTTCTTATCTTTCAGTACGTGCCGGTGGTCAACGTGAAGCCTCCGTTGACCGGGCTTGGGCACCTTCTCACAGATGAAGCAGGCACCTTGCTGCAACTCAAGTATCGCCTCGTACTCGGCCTCGGAGATTCCGTAGCGGCGTCGGAGGT